TAAGTCGAACCGCGAGCGTCGTGAAGCACAGGACAAAGAGGCCGAGGCTCAGGTGAAGACCAACCAAGAGAAAAAAGAAAAGATCAACGCCGAGACGATGGAGCGGCAGAACAAGTCGAACCCGACACCGACGCAAGAAGAAAACGATCTGGCTGCGGCTGGAAAGCAGGTTGACGAAAAACAACCAGACGGCTCCCCGGAGCAGACGACGGGTGCGCAAAATCCGGCCGCGAAGAGCAAGCACGCGGAAGCCAAGCCAGGCGGCGGCGCACCTTATCAAACGCGCGCGGCAACACCGAAAACCTGATGGCCAATTGGCTTTCGAGGATGACCCGCTCACTGATCGGGCGGGCCGCAGAAGGACAGCCACGGGGCGGCCCGTGGCTGTTGCCGTATAGCGGAGGTTGGCTGCCGTCCGGCGTTGGTGACAGTTGGAATTGGTGGCAGCAAGGCTACAACGTCGAATCATACGCACCGTCTGCGCTGGTGGAGGCCTGCGTCTCCGCTTATTCGCAGACGGTGGCGATGTGTCCCGGCGACCATTGGGTCACGCATGAGAATGGCGGCCGCGAGCGAATAACGAACTCGGCATTGTCGCGGATCCTGCGCAGGCCCAACGGCTACGACAGTATTTCCGACTTCATGCTGAACTCGACCCGGTCGCTCTATATCAACGGCAACGCCTACGCTTTGGCGCTGCGCAATTCGCGCTACGAGATCACCGAACTTCACCTGATGGATCCGCGCCAGTGCTGCGCATGGGTGACGGAAACCGGTGAAGTGTTCTACCAGCTTAACGGCAATGAAATCGTGCGCCGGTTGCTGGCCGGGGCCGCCGAGGAATATCCACTCTTCGTTCCGCAAAGAGATGTGCTGCATGTGCGGCTGCATGTGCCGCCGCGCAACTCGGTGACGACCAGCAACATCCTTCGCGGCGAGAGCCCGTTGATCGCCGTGGCGCGCGATCTCGCCATGACCGACGCGATCGTGGCGCAGCAACTGCAGTTTTATCAAAACCAGGCTCGGCCGAGCGCGGTGCTCACAACCGAGATGGTCCTCGACAAGGATCAGGTCAACCTGTTGCGCGAGCGATGGGACGAGCAGTCGAAGGGCCTCGGCCGGGGCGGCACGCCAATTCTCACAGCGGGCCTTAAGCCACAGCAATTGGCCTTCACTGCCGAGGATTCACAGCTTGTCGACGTTATGAAAATGACCGAGCAGCGCATCGCGCTGGCCTATCGGATCCCGCTGCAAATTCTCGGGCTCGGCAGCACAATGCAGGGCTCGACCGAAGTCCTCATGCAAACCTGGATCGCATCGGGCTTGGGGTTTGCCCTCAACCATATTGAAGAGGCCTGGGGCAAATTATTCGAATTGGACGGCCAGCCTGACGAGTATGTTGAATTTGATACTTCGGCGTTATTGAGATCGGCGTTTAAGGATCGCATCGATGCGTTTGTGCGTGGAGTGCAGGGCGGCATTCTGTCGCCTAACGAAGCGCGCGCCCAGGAAGGTTACAAGCCGGTGAAGTATGGCGACGAACCCCGCGTACAGCAGCAGGTCGTTCCGCTATCGGCCGCGTCGGGGATCCCGTCAGCACCAGGTCCAGGATCCGCGCCGCCCGCGCCACCGGCCGCAGGGCCACAGCCTGGGGCAAGAGACACAGCGCCGAGTGATGAAACACGGGGCATGAATGATGCCGAACGAGAGAATCTCCTCCGACGCCTCCGATCATCGCATGCCCGCAGCCTCTCCCTTTGAGCTTCTGGCTGATGAGCTTGGGACGATCGCGGGCCGCATCGAGCGCGAGGCCGCGCTACGCATTGCATCGCTGATCTCGGACGCGCAGCATCATTTTGCGGAATCGAAGACACAGTTGCTGACGCAGGAAATGCGTTTTCGCGAACTCGAACAAAAGCTGCTCGAGAAAATTACAACCTTACGCGACGGCGTGGACGGCAAAGACGGCAAAGACGGTGAGCGCGGCGATAAAGGCGAAAAGGGAGATCCGGGCCGGGGCGAAAAAGGCGAGCGCGGCCCCATGGGCACGCAAGGTCTTCGCGGCATAAAGGGAGATCCAGGTGAGCGAGGTGAAAGGGGCGAACAAGGCGAGCCCGGCATCGCGGGGCCGCAAGGCGAAAAAGGCGAACGCGGAGAGCCCGGCACCCCCGGTGCCCCCGGCGAGCGCGGCGAAAAGGGAGACGTCGGGCCGCGCGGGGCAATGGGCCTGCAAGGCTTACGCGGTCTGCCTGGCAACGATGGCAAAACCGGTGAGCGCGGTGAAAAAGGTGAGCGCGGCGATAAGGGCGAACTGGGCCCGCGCGGGGAAATGGGGCTGAAAGGCCTGGACGGCATACCCGGCGAACGCGGCAAGATTGGCGAAAAAGGTGAGCGCGGTGAGATCGGTCCGGTCGGACAATCGACCAAGGGCGAGCGCGGCGAGAAGGGCGAGCGCGGCGAGCGCGGTGAAATAGGTATCCCCGGCATTCCTGGCGAGCGCGGCCCCATGGGGCTGCAGGGATTGCGCGGCTTATCCGGCGCAGCCGGTCCGCACGGTGAGCGCGGCGAGAAGGGCGAGCCCGGCAATCCGGGCAAATTGCAAAGCATCAAAGGTGAATGGGCGGCAGGGGTTTTCTACGCGGGCGACGTGGTGACGTTCCGAGGCGGCACGTACCAGGCCAAAGCCGATACCGCCAATTCACCAGAGCACGCGGATTGGGTCTGTATCGCCGCCGCTGGCGTCGACGGCCGCTCGTTTACGATCCGTGGCACTTATAGCCGGGATGACAAATATAAAGTCCTCGACGTCGTAACTCTCGACAGTAGCTGGTTCATTGCGCGCGTTGACAATCCTGGCGTCTGTCCCGGCCCCGACTGGAAACTCGGGCCTACGAAAGGCAAAAAGGGTGATCGCGGTGAGCGGGGCGAGCGCGGTCTATCGGGCACGCCTGGCGCGCGCGGAGAACCCGGCGAACCTGGTCTTGAGATTATCGCCTGGGAGATCGCGAACTATTCCGCCATCCCGCTGATGAGTGACGGCAGCAAAGGGCCGGTCTTGTCGCTGCGCGGTCTGCTCGACCAATTTAACATGGAAGCACGCTGATGCAGTCGAGCGTTCTCGTGACAGCGGAGGCCAATGAGCTTTCACTAGTCACGCTGTACGAGACAAAGGTTTCGCTTAAGCTGCTCGACGACTCCAATGACGATATGCTGGACTTCATCATCCGCCGTTCGTCGGCGGCGGTTGCGACGTTGTGCAACCGTGTCTTTGCCAAAGAAAGCGTCATTGAAACTTTCCGCGAGATTGACACACCACGGTTGTTTCTTGATCGCTATCCGATCACAAATGTTGCCGCGATATCAGCACAGGGCGCAACGGTTGATCCAACAACCTACGATCTCGACACCCACTCGGGCCGGTTAATGACGATCAGCGGAGCGAAGTGGCTCGCTCCCGTTCAGGTCACATACACGGCCGGATATGAGTTGCCGTTTGAATCGCCGCCCGATCTGCGTCAAGCCGCGCTGCTAATGATCCGCGACGAATACTGGTCCGCGCAACGCGGCGATAGCAATATCCGCATGATCGCCCACAAGGAAAGCCGGGTGATCTATTACGATCCAGTGCGCAAGGGCATGGGCTCGTCACCGTCTGGACCATCGCAGCAGGTCCGAGATTTGCTGTCGTCCTACACCAAGTATGTTTGATGTTTGAGATCAAGGTGCCGAGCATCCAGGACTTGCTCCTGCGCACCATCGATGTGGCCGAGGAAGTGTCCGGCTTGTTCGGGGGCAAAAAAGATTTTTTCGCGCCCGGCGAACAGGTAATCATCCACACGATGGAAGACGAGGGCGTCTGCGAAAATTGCCAGGACATGGCGGCGGGCTCGCCCTATTCGATCGAGGAAGCCAGGAAGCAAATCCCGCATCATCCCGGCTGCCGTTGCTACGTGACACCAATGCGCAGCATGAAACGGTTTTGGCTGCAAGACGGACACGGCTTTCAGTCGGCGCGAAACGTTATCCGCTCGTTTGGTGAAGGCCAGCGGTTTGGTGCGGAAAAAACTAGCCTCATTACGGGTGAGAGCGTCCCGCAGCGCAACGCGACGATCAAGCAACTGCACGCACGCAAAAAGAAATTTCTCGCGCCTTCGGGCGCACGGCGCGCGAAGGTGGAAAGAAAATACGGGAGGCGCTGAGACATGCCTTTGGACTTCTCGGGCACGGCATATCTCGCTTCGCAGAACACATTTGCCCGCACCATTCTCATCACCCCAACCGCCAGCCAGCCAGCGGATCCGACCGCCTATCGGGCGAGGGGTATATGGGATACGGCGTCGATCGACATTGTTGCAATGGATGGTTCGATCATCTCGGAGTCAAAAATCATTCTCGACATCCTTGAGGCTGAGTTTGCCGTATTGCCAGCCCAGGGTGACACGGTCGAAGTCCCGGCCGATGGGCCGCTATTGCCGTTGGGCACATTCGAAATCATCAACGCCGAGGGCAACGGCTACGAGACGACGCTGACCCTGCGTCGGCTGGTGACGGCGCAACCATGAGCATTGCACAGACCTTCGGACACGGCGCGGCTCAGGGTAGCGGCCAGACCATACAGAACCAGAGCTACGCGCTGATGGTGCGAGACGCGATCTATGATCGTCTCAAAACAACGCCATTTTTTCAGGACTTCACCTTTGCCAAAACCAAGGCGCTGGCGATCCAGCCGGAACACATTCCATTCTGCGGCATCTATTTTATCAGCGAACTCGGTTTACCGGATGGCGATGCAAATGCCGGTGAGGTGAGGTTTCGCACCACCGCACAGATCGGCTTTTCGATCATCGTGCTCAACAACAATGACGTGGCTGGGGAAGCCAAGGCTGACGCCGCCTACCTGAGTATCATGAAGCGGCTGATGAACGACCCGACGCTTTACAACGGCAGTGTGGTGAAGATCCAGGCATTCACCAATACCAACCGCGCGCACAACTTCGGCACGATGGGTAAGGACAACAGCCTGCCAATCCTGGAAATGCAATTTCATCTCACGTGCGATCTCGGCGTCATTGACTGGCCGCCGATCGTTACCGACGGCTTCGAGACAATGCATGTCACGACCCAATTCCCGTCCGGTGGCACCCCGGACGAGATCGACTCGACACAACAAGTGCAAGCCGAATACGACCTGGAGCAAAACCCATGAAAGTGTGGCCACGCGACGACGACGTGAAGAATGTTCTCTATCATCCAACGGGTGGCCCGTTCCGCGAAGACGGGACGGCCGACTGGCCCGACGATACCTATACGCACCGCCGCATTCTGGATGGTGACGTCACCACCACTGATCCTGGGCTGGCGGGAAGGACTACGCCAGAGAAAACGACACCGGAAAAGTCGACGGATAGGTCAGCCGAACCGTCAGTGAAACCGGAGCACCCAGCGCCTAAATCGCGCGATCGCGAAGAGAAGAAGTAACCCCTAGCAACAACGCCTCGCAGATCAGTGCGGCCCGTCATTTGGCGGGCCGTTTGCATTTGCACAAGCACAGGAGGGCAGCATGCCCATCTCGTTTAATCACATCCCAGCCAACTGGCGCATGCCGCTTTACTGGGTGGAATTGGATCCCAGCAAGGCCGGGCTGCCGACATTCACCGGCCGTTCGATTCTGGTTGGCATTAAAAATACTGCCAACGCGACGGCTCCTCTTGACGTGCCAATTCCGATTGCCTCGCAAGCGGCAGCGGACGCAGCGTTCGGTCAGGGTTCGATGCTAGCGGGAATGTTCCGCGCATTCTTCGCCAATAATTTTGCGAACGAAGTATGGGGCCTGCCGGTGGCTGAGCCCACCGGAGTTGCGGCGACCGGAACAATCACGGTTTCGACAGCGCCGACAGCATCTGGTTCGATCGATCTTTACATCGCGGGGCATAATGTCCCGGTCTACGTCGGGGCAACGGACACGCCTACGATCGTTGCGAGCAGCATCGCCACCGCGATCAATGCCAACAAAGACTTGCCGGTGACGGCAGTGGCGGCTATCGCCGTCGTGACGCTGACCGCAAAGTTCAAGGGCGCGATCGGCAACGAGATCAAGGTATCGGACAGCTACTACGGCTCGGTCGGCGGCGAAATGTTGCCGGTTGGCTTGACGTTAACATACGTCCAGCCAGCGAGTGGCAGCGGAGATCCGCTGTTTACCAACGCGATCAGCAACCTCGGTGAAACGGAGGTCGACTACGTGTGTATGCCGTTTACGGATGCAACATCCATGACGGCCTGGGAGGCGGAATTTAATTTCTCCGACACCGGCCGCTGGGGCTTTATGCGTCAGCACTATGGCCAGTTGTTCAACTGCAAACGAGAGACACTCGCCAACCTGTTGATCTTTGGCGCAACGCGCAACAGCGCGCAGCAATCGGTCCTCGGGATCGAGGTCACTTGTCCGACGCCGTCGTATGAGTTTGCTGCCGCCTATACCGCGAAGGCCGCACGCGCGCTGCTTAATGATCCGGCGCGTCCGCTGCAGACACTGTCGCTGGAAAG